AAGTAAGAAAGCAAGACCAAGTCAGGAGGAAATGTCAAAGGTTGCAAAACAACCACCAACAAAAAAAGAGGAAACACAAGAGATTGGGAAGCCGACTTCTAAAATAACAGAAAAGGCTTTAAAAAGTCTTGTGTTGGCATATTGCAATGATGACAAGAACTTTGCACGAGAGTGTTACACCACGACAATGAAACGATTTACCATAACAAATAAGGTATCGGATGACATAACAACGTGGGATGACACATTGATTAATAAGTTTTTAGAACTTATTGATATCTATGTAAAGAAGTTTAAAGATGACTTTGATAAAATGTCTGATAACTCTGAAGTCATAAACAATACAATGAGCATATTAGACGCAAAAGAAATAGAAAGTGAGGAAGATATGGCAGAGATTAAAGAGGGACCTTGGATGCAAGAGCCAATTAGCGAGGGTCAAGTTAAATTTATAGAGAGTTTAATTACACAAGCCATTGACAGTAAGTTAGATGAACTTGCAGCAGAGGCAAAACAATATCTTGCTAGTGGTGAGGCTACCAAAGGTAACGCAAGTCAAATGATTGATAAGTTGAAAGATGCGTTGTCGTAGCTGCAACATAGGTCAGTTTGACCTATTCGGTGAGCCAACGTTTATTATTGACGGGTTGTGTATGGATTGTAAAAACGTGATTGAGTATGACGCAAAGAGAAATTATACAGTACATCAATAAGATGTTTCCGTTTATGGATGAGCTTATTGAAAGCAAAGATATATTCTCTAGTTATGATTGTGAGAACAAAGATTATATCATTGAGATTAAATCAAGAGATAAACATTACAACCCGTGGATGATAGAAAAGAAAAAGTTTGATAGCAACACAGAGAAAGCTAAAGAACTAGACAAGGAGTTTATATATCTTACAGAGTATAGAACCAAGATAATAACTTGGAACATAACTAACTTAGTAAGAGTAAACTACAATTTTAAATGGGAAAGAAGACAAATGCCACGCACAACAGAGTTTTTGGAAACAGAACCAATACTCAAAGAGGTAGGTTATTTGTATGAGAAATACGCAAAAAAATATTAGGAGGATAAATGGTACTAGATGGTATTAAATTAAAACAAGCAACAGTTCCTATGTTACTTGGTGAATTGTTACAAAGAAAAGATGACAATGGCAATCTTTTATTTAATTGTCAAGCATTACAAATGTCTAACGGACAACAACTTATGCTTTCAATTACACCAAACTTTATGATGACTTGGACAAACGAAGAAGAAGAATAATTAAATTAACTTGTAATTACCTTGTAGCACATAGGACAATGGGTGATAGATGAAGTTAAAAGCTTTATTGCCATCTCGCTAACATCATTAGATGTCTTGTGTGTTACAGGGTAATTATACTATCTTGTAATTATCCCAACCGTCCTTATCTATTGTAAAGGTAAGGACACCAGGCTTACTCCACATACCAGTTCTTGCAGTAAAATCTATACTTGCATCTATTGACGGACATTGAAACCAAGTTCTGTTTCCCTGCTGCATCATACGAGGGTGATGAAAGTGTCCTGTAATTAATATCTCTGCGTCACCCACAGGAAAGTCACCAAACATTTGACCTTGCCACCATTTAATTATTTTACCTTCTGGTCCTGTGCCTCCAGAATGCATATGACCGTGTGTAAATCCAACAGTCAGACCTTTTATATCTAATGTATGATGAAAACCTTGTGGTATTGATACAGTTACTTTGTCATATCTAGGATTCTGATTCATAATCTCTTCACATATCTCTAGGTGCATAGTGTCAGAGTTATCTAATCTTGATGTAACTACCTTACCTTTGCCACTTCTTGACATCTCACCGTGGTTTGCAGGTACTCCTGATAGCACAATTTTGTTAGCATATGGTAAAAATGTATCAACAGTCTTCATAATTAGTTTTCTTGCTAGATGATATTGTTGAGATAGGTTCAAAGAAATATTATAGGGTTGAGAATCGTAAAATCCATAGCAACCTTCAGTCAAATCGCCCATAGATAGCAAATAAATTTCGTCTATGGTACCTAGTGACCTAATCTCCTCTACTGCTCTCTCAAGTGCCTTGTCGTATCTCTCAAGCGTTTTCTCCACTCCGAGGTCATCTTTCCCTAGTTGCCAGTCACTCATAGTAAATATGTATGCAGTATCACCCTTTAGTTTCTTTTTTTTAAGTGGTTTCTTCTTTGATACTTCTTTGAGCAGCTTATTGTACCATTCATCACGTTCAGGATGTCTTCTTCTAACAATACCTTTGAACGCATAGAAGGTTTGTACACCTTCATTCTTGACTTGTACGTTCCAGGAACTAGCCCTGACCTTACCCTCTATCTCATAATATTGTGGGTCAAAGCCCCATTCCAATAGTATTTCATCAAATTTAGATTTGTAATTTGGGTCTGTGCCAACGTGGGTTATCTCACCAACACCAGCTTGTTCGTCAAAATCGTACTTTGGACCCCATCCACTCGGAAAATAGTTATTCCCGAAGTCTTTTTTCTTCTTTGCCATACGCAACCCTTCCTGTTAATCGCATTATACAGGTAATTTATGACTAAATCAGTTACTTTGTAATTTGTTTTTTAGCATATGTCTTGATGACTGCTAGTGCAGCACCACCACCAGCTAATGCAGCTAACTGAATTGTTTCAGCCTCTACACCAACTAATGGAGCAACTGTTAATGCACCAATGAACGCTTCAATGAAGGTCCAGGCAGTTCTCTCAAGCATATCTTTGAGGTCTTCGCTCAATTTATACTCCCACGAATCGGACCAAGGTGTCCACCATACATCCTTTTTGAATGTACCATCCTGGTTTCTTGCTCTTTTGAATCTTTCAAACATTATATTATATTCTTACCATCAAGTTTAGCATTTAATGTTTTGATTTCACCGCTTATTTCTTGTAACTTCTCATATACATCTGATTTTTCTGCAGGTTTATCAAGTAATTTATTTATAGTTGTGTATTCTATTGTTACTTTCTTGCCTTGTAATAATTGATTAGCTACTTTTGCATACATTTTTTTATATGCAACTGTACTAGAACCAATAAAACCATCCTTAGAAACTTCTAAATCTTGTTGAGTTTCTCCGACAATAAGACATCCAGAGGTGTGCTCATCAGTGTTACCAGTGTGTATTAATATGTAAGTAAAGTTAGGTACATCTAATATATGCAACATACCATAGTGTGCGTTCTTATATCTCTCTGAATACTTAGAGTGAAAGCCACCTGTTTTTCTAAACTCAATGTCGTATGTGCCTTCTGGTATGCAGGTTTCGTGCATAACTTTTACTGCTTGATATTGGTCTTCTAACGTAAAGCACTCAAAGATACCATCAATTAATAAAATACCATTGGTTGCATCAGTGCCAAACTGTGTTCTAACTACTGTTAGTTTCATTTGTCCTCCTATATAGATGGATATTTACAATTACAAATAGATACATTTGTGTACCCATTAGGATGTAAAAATGTCCTACATTGATTATCTATCTCATAATCAATGTCATCAAGTATAACATCATCAAACCACATTATTTTCTAAAACCAATAGTCAATAACCATATACCCAATGTAATTACTGTAGCTAATCCTGTTACTTGTTGAGCACTACCAGTTAAGGTAAGAGTAGCAATAATTAAACCAACTAAAGTCCAACTAAGATTAAGTGTTTCTTTGATAGCCTCTACAAGCCAGTTCCATAATTTATTTATCATATCGTTTTCCTAAACATAAACGCAGCCATACTAGCTATTCTAGTCAAGATTACGGGAACTACGACTTCTTGTGCTTTTTCTTTTTGGTCACTTGTCATATCATCTCCTATACTTCCTATACTTATTTCTTCAAAATCTATATCTACAAAAGTTTCTACTGGATTCTCTAAGAATGTTTCAAACTGTACCTCTGTAACGACATCAGCAAGTGTATAGTTTTCTACGTCTGCATTCTCTACAGCTCTCTCAACGTATTCTTCTACGGCTTCTGCAACAACTTCATCCTCTTTTACAGCCTCTGCAATAATCTCTACGTCTTCTGTTTGTACCTGCAGCACTTCTGCAACTACCTCAACCTGTTCCTCTGTAAGCTCTTCTATCTCTTCTATAGCCTCCTCTACAACAGCCTGAACTATCTCTTGTACTTCTTCTGTAGCTTGTTCTAGGTTCTGTACACCTATGTCATTGACTTCTTCTAATACTTCTACAACTTCTTCGGGTGCGAGTTCTTGCACATATACTTCAATGGCTTCTTCAACTTCTTCATCTGTTAAGTCTTCTTCTATCTCTATCTCTATGACTTCTTCTAATTCTGCAACCTCTTCCTCAACCATCTCTTCAGTAAGTATCTCCTCAACTTCTTCGGTAGTATCTTCCAACGGTAGAACTTCAGGTTCTTCATTGTCATCTCTTCGTATATCCTTTTCGTGTAACTCATCTTCTTCTACCTCTTCAAACTCTGTGTCCCAGTCATCTAGGTCTATCTCTATATCTTTTATGTCCTCTATAATTATAATCTCTACTTCTTCAAACTCTTCTAAAAACTCTTCCACCTCTATTACAGTATCTATAAACTCCTCAATCTCCTCTTCATCTTCAAATATAAATATCTCAATCTCCTCTTCAAGTTCAAGTTTCTTAGTTTCTCGTTCAAGTTCTTCTTCAGTAAACTCAATCTCCACAAAGTCAGGTACATCAACATCATCAAAAAACTCTTTTCCGAGTTCTCCCATATCTTCTTCTTCAATGATTTCAATGTCATATTGTTCTAAATCTCCACGTTCTATCTGTTCATCAGTAAGCTCAACACCATAGATTTCTAAATTCTTTTTGCGTTGATTATCTCTCTCCACTGTACCATCATCTATCTCGTGTTGTTCATACTCTGCTTCTTCTCCGTTATCTAATATGACAACAACTTTTTCTGGTTCAGGTGGTGGTGGAGGTATGTAAGGTTCTGGTTCAGGCTCTGGCTTAGGAGGTGGAGGTAATGTTGTAGTAGTAGTAGTGGTAGTTGTTGGTTGTATGTACTTAAATGATATGTCATCAAGCAAAGACCAGTCATTGATTGTAATTGTAAAACTTTCTATAAATGTTTCTAGTGTGTCGTATATATTGTAAACAACATCCTCAAACATATTTTCTATATCTGTATTGTCTTGACCTTCTAAAACATTTACTTGTGTTGTTTCATCAGTATGTGTGTATGTAACTGTGCCATCATTATTCAATGCACCAATCCTAAAACCTACCTCGTATATATCTATATCTAGTTCTTCTTCATCTACTGTGGTAGTTTCAGGTAATGTAAATGTGTAGTCATTACTATCGTTGCCGTGTTGAAAGTAATGTAAATTCATATGAAAGTCAGTCATACCACAACAAGACCAGTTACCATTACTATGATTACTGTCTATCTGTATGTTATTCTCTACCTCATTACCCTGACTATCTAACTCATCTTCAGGTAATTCTATGTCTGTTGATTGTTCCCATTCAGGCACAGTCGTAGTAGTTGTAGTTGTTGTAGTATTATCTTCTGGAACAGTTGTTGTTGTCGTTGTTTCTTCTGGTCCATCAAATGTTTCTATTTCTTCTACTTCACCAGGAATGGTTGTAGTAGTTGTAGTGGTAGTTGTTGTTGTCTGTTCTTCGTTAGCAAATACTGGTATAGGTACAAGTAAAACGGTAACTAAAAGTATTCTAAAGTAATTGCCTATCCTCCTGAACAGCACCCTTGTCCACAACAATTCATATAATCTCCTTTACATTAAGTTGCCAACAAGTGCAGCTAATGCACCTACGGCAACAATCCATCCAAACAATTCTTGCCTGGAAATTTTACTATTTACTTTTTCGTGTAATAAATCTATTCTCTCGTTGATTTCTTTTTGTCCTTCAATAATTAACATCAACATTTCTTTCTGTGTAAAACCATTATTAACAGGTAGATTGTTCATAAAATCCAATCCCAATCTTCCTCTTTGTAGTTATCAGGAATTTTTGGTTGTGCGATACCATCTAACCAAACTAAAAAAGTTCTTAGAAAAAAACCGAATATGAAACCAACTAGATAATCCATAATACGATTGTATCATAGGATTTTTTATTAAGGCTTATTCAGGTTTTGGATTGTCAGATTTGACTTTTGCTATGTAGTCTTTCCAAGTTGTTGTACCATTTACTTGGTCCCAGTATTGCATATCCATCTGGTCTGCAATAGAACCATAGGCTTCTTGCCTAGCTTGTATATAACCATACTGTTGTTCTTCCCATTTAGAATTACCTAAATCAATCTTAGCTTGGTCATAATCTGCATCAGAAAATTCTATTCTTTCATTATTGACCTGCTTGTACATTGGTTTTGCAGCTTCTATCTCTGCATCTGCCTGGGCTTGTAGTTCTTCTTTTGTTGCCATATCTCTCCTATCTTAACATACTTTTACTTCTTAAGTCCGTATAAACTAAATGTTCCACTAGCTATATCTCCACTAGAAAAATAAAATTGAGCTCCATCACTTGCACTTGCAACTGTATGTACAAATCCACCCTGCTGACCTCTTAAACTTGTATTAGATATTTGCATAGAGGTTTCTTCTGTACCGAAACTATATTCAGAACTTAATCCAAAATTGAATAAATACATAGTAGTATTTACACCCTCGCTAGTACCAGTTCCTGTGTTACCAAAATTTAATTTATCTTGATTTGTTGAGCTATTATCACTAAAAGCAGAATATGCTTTTAAATCTTTATAAGCATAATCATAATTAGAAGTTGTATCTGCACTACCACTTTTAGTTATTCTCATATAAGCAGATACATTATCAGTTGAGGGCATAAAATTACGAATTTTAAGTACATACACATTAAAACTGGTATCAATAGAGGCATTTAATCCACTGCTGCCTGAACTACCACCACCAATTATTACACTAGCAACTGCACTTGATACTGTAAACTCATCTACTTTTATTAAACTACCTGGCATTATTTTACTCCAAATACTTTTATTTGACCTGCTTCAAATGTGTTAGTATTTCTTGTATTAAGATGTATACCTCTATGTGTTGCTGCATTTTTTATAACACCAATATTTTTATGCGTGTATAAATTTAATCCTGTTACAAATTGTGTGTCTTGTTGTGTTGTAAATGTATTTTTATCACTATCAAAAGGAGTATATACATTTAGAACAGAACCATATCCTTCACCATTGTTTGTATAAACTGTATAAGGTAATGATGTTGCTGAACCTCTTAATTCAGTAAAACTAGCTTGTGCCTTTGCATTTATGGTCGCATAATTGTAACTCTGTGTAGTTATAGCATTACCACTACTGTCTAAAAATCTTAAACTTATCCAAGTAGCATTGTTACCATATTTAAAATTTCTAAAAATTATTTTATACATATCATATTCATCAGAAAAAATATTATCAACATCAAAACTTGTAACTGCACTTGTTATTTCTGTTTCTGTTATAAATTGTAAATTAGTAGCCATTATGCAAACCTTATTCCATATAGAGATATGTCAAAACTTCCAAAAAGTTTTGTTGTATTTGTAAATATAAATCTTATGCCATCAACTGTGCTTGTTTGTGGTAATACTCCAGCTTGAAAATTCATAGCTCCTATCAAATTTTGATTATGAGCAATTTGATGTGAAGTAGCAAAACTATATTTTGTACTATCTCCAAGATTATAAAAATAACAATAACCATTAGCTAAATTATTATCTTGCAATTTCATACTTGCTAATGCAACTATATAATTAACTGCTGTGCTTTTACTTTCAGAAAAACTTCCAGAAGCTAGACCATTTTGTGCATTAAATTGATAAACACTTGCAGTTTCATAAGTTCCACTTTCTCTAAGTTGTATTGTTGGACTAAAGTTATTTGTACCTGCTGCCATAGATATATTGTTAAATGTCATAAAATGCACATTATAAATATCTTGTTTAATATCATTAAATTCAATAGTTGAAACATCTGAACTATATGTTTGAGTTTCAATAAATTCTAATTGTCCAAAATTAGTCCATTTGTTTTCTGCAATTAATTCATTTATATCTGCTGGGTTAAACACACCAGTATTAGAACGAAACGCTTGTTCTGGTCCTGTGTCTGCTATATATCCGTATTTATTACTACTCATTATGTAACCTTATATAAAACTAATTCACAACCTGCTTTTATGTTTGCAAGACCTTGTAAAATAACATCTATACCATTGACTGCACTTGTTACTGTTAATACTGAACCACCTTGACTTCCAAGATGATTTGAGTTGTGGTCTAAAGCAGTGCTTTCTAAAGTATAAAATGTATATTCACTAGAATTATTAGCATTGTATATGTACATAATTCCATTAAATTTTTCTTGTGTAGCAGTTCCTATTTGCTCACTCAATAAAACTGCAGCTGTATTATTTGCTAAACTATAATTTGCAAAACCTACTGCTGCTTTTAAAGTTTTATAAGCCATATCATAATTAGCAGAAGTGTTAGCAGTACCACTTTCTAAAAACCTCATATAAGGATAAACTTGATTAGTGCTATCTGGTTGTAAATCTTTTATTGTTACCATATAGACATCATCACTATCAATACCTGTGATAGCTAAACTACTTGCAGCACTAGATAAAACAGCTCTGTTTACTTGTACTAATCCCATTATGTATCAACTCTCAATCCATAAGTTCTTGCAGTAGGAGAAGGCATTACTTCATTGTTATAACCAAAAATTTGAAAACCAGTTATAGAAGTAGTTTCTTTTAATACAGAAATAGCTTTCATATTTAAAACACCTGCTGTTCTTTGTGTTCCACCTTGTGAAATTATAAATGTATATGATGAACTAGAAAATGGATTAAAAACATAAAAAACTGCACCATTAGTTTCTGCTACTGTATCTCCTGCATAAGCTAAAAATCTTGCTCTTGTATCACTTGTGGCTTTGCTTTCTGAAAAAGATGTATTACTAAACATATTTAAACCTGCACTATCATAATTACTAGAACTTACTACACTCCCACTTGAATTAATAAACCTTAACTCCATATAGTATTCATTTGTTGGAAATGAAACATTTGCAGTAATTTTATAAATATCAAAATTTGCATTGAAT